GCAATCTCGGGCAGCAGCAAACGCATCACCAAGTATGCCACGACAGTCAAGGGTGTCTGTGGTCCTGACTATCTCAAAGACATTCCGGAGGTTGTAGAATGAATGCACAATACTGGCAAGAGAACGGTGACCTAGTCACCCTGACCGAGAAGGTCAAGCAGTGGCACCACGACCGTAATCTGATCGAAGGTTCAACAGACAAGGACCAGTACCTGAAGTTGATTCAGGAGGCAGGCGAACTGTCCGACAATATCTGTAAGGGCAACGATATCGCTGACGATATCGGTGATATGATGGTCGTCCTCATCAACATCGCCGAGCGTAACGACCTCACCCTCGCTCAATGCCTCGCTGTGGCATGGGAAGACATCAAGGACCGCAAAGGGCGCATGGTCGACGGTGTGTTTGTAAAAGAGACTGACCTACCGCCACTCTCAAGAGAAGATTTCATAGAGTGAAAGATAAATTCGTACAGGTCTATATGCGAGTGGCGAGAGAGTTCGCCCAACTGAGTTCTGCCAAGAAATTGAAGGTGGGTGCCATCATTGTCAAGGACAATCGTATCCTGAGTGTGGGTTACAATGGTATGCCTGCTGGTTGGGACAATGAGTGCGAGTACACGATACACCACCATGAGTTGGGCACTTGTACCATGCTCACCAAGCAGGAAGTGCTACACGCAGAAATGAACTGCCTCATGAAGGTGGCAGCATCCACCGAGTCAAGTCTGGGTGCTGTCATGTTCTGCACTCATACTCCCTGCATCGAGTGTGCAAAGGCGATCCACCAAGCAGGCATTGTCAAGGTGTACGTCGGCGAGCAGTATTCTGCATCCAAAGGGTGTGGTTCGGAGTTCCTCGAACAGTGTGGTATTGAAGTGTTGACATTTGAGTCTGAATGTATAGAATAGAGTTATTGTAATGGAGATATTAATATGAATGAGCAAGACCCCCAGCAACAACAAGAGCGCCAACCTGCATTCTTCCCTCGTGATCCAGAGTATGGATCGCGCAACGATAAACCTGTGATTGGCGTTGTCGGGCACGGTTTTGTGGGTAAGGCAGTTGAGCGCGCAATGCATCCTGACATCGAGAGATTCCTCGTTGACCCCAACTACGGCACGAACATCGATCAACTATGCGAGCAGGAACCTGTACTCGCATTTGTGTGCACTCCGACTCCGACCACATCCAAGGGTCGTATCGATGCCGCAGTCACCGTCGATGCCGTGCTGAAGTTGATTCGTCAGACACAGGCAGGTGTCGTCCTGAAGTCGACTGTCACTCCTGACACCATCGACAAGATCTGTCGGGCGGTTGAGATGGACGGTTGTCCCGACCGATTCATCTATGCTCCTGAGTTCTTGACTGAGAAGAACGCAGACTACGAATACTGCCATCCCAAGTACATGGTGTTTGGTGGCATCCCCGCGTCAGTAGATGAGTTTTTCAATTTCATGCAAGAGAATACCTACGTCATTATTCCTAAGAATCAAAAAGAGGATGGTGGTGTTCATCTGTGCCATCCTGTTGAAGCATCGTTTGTCAAGTATGCGATCAACGCATTCCTCGCATTGAAGGTGACGTTCCTGAATCAGTTGGTCGACGCCATGGATGACGAGAAGTACACGGTATCGCCACTGAAGGTGCTGAAGATTCTCGCATCAGAACCACGAATGGGCAGCAGTCACTGGCGTGTCCCTGGACCCGATAACAAGAAGGGATTTGGTGGTGCCTGCTTCCCGAAAGATGTCAGTGCACTGACCACCTACAGCGACAAGTTGTCGTTGTTAGAAAGGATGCTCGAAATCAATGACGAGTATCGCAAAGAGTATGACCTCGACAAACGTGAGGTTGAACAGAATATCGATTTCGGTAAAGGAGAAAGCAATGTCGATAATGGACAAGTTGAAGAAAAACTCGAAGATCAAGACAGCACAGACGCTGTCGACGAGTAAGTTCTTCCAAGAAAAGGCACTCATCAATACTGGTGTGCCCATGATGAACGTCGCCCTGAGTGGTGACGTCGATGGCGGTCTGTCATCTGGTCTGACTGTACTTGCTGGTCCCAGTAAGCACTTCAAGACCTCGTTCGCCCTGCTGATGGCAGCAGCGTATCAGAAAGCGAAACCCGAGTCAGTCGTGCTGTTCTACGACTCAGAGTTTGGTTCGCCGCAGGCGTACTTCGAGACCTTTGGTATTGACACCGATCGTGTGCTACACACTCCGATCACCAATGTCGAGGAACTCAAGTTCGACCTGATCTCTCAACTCGAAGAGTTGGACGCCAAGGACGAGGTGATCATTGTCATCGACTCCATAGGTAACCTCGCTTCCAAGAAAGAACTTGAGGATGCGTTGAACGAGAAGGCAGTCGCCGACATGAGTCGGGCAAAGGCACTGAAGGGTCTGTTCCGTATGGCAACACCATACCTGACCATGAAGGACATCCCCATGCTCGCCATCAACCACACATACAAAGAGATTGGTCTGTTTCCGAAGGACATCGTCTCTGGTGGTACTGGCATCATGTACTCAGCAGACAACGTCTGGATCCTTGGTCGTCGTCAACAGAAGACTGGCACCGAGGTGACTGGATATGACTTCATCGTCAACGTTGAGAAGAGTCGATTCGTCCGTGAGAAGTCCAAGGTTCCAATCAGTGTATCATGGGAAGGTGGCATCGAGAAGTGGTCTGGTCTGTTGGATGTCGCAATGGCAGGCAACTTCGTGGTCAAACCATCCAACGGTTGGTATGCAAGAGTCGACCGATCCACTGGTGCAGTCGAAGACAAGAAGTTCCGCATGGCAGACACCATGACCGAAGAATTCTGGGCACCCCTGTTCGAAGGTGATGAGTTCAAAGAGTTCATCCGCAAGGGATACCAGATCGGTGCAAGCATCGAAGAAATTGACATGGATTTAGAATGATGAGCGAAGATTTAGAACCAGCAGATGACGTGGTTGTACTGGAAAGTGGTCCGATATCAGCAGATGGTATCGAAGAGGGTGTTCAGTTTCTGATCATTGAAGACCCGACTAAACCTGGAGATGAGACTGCTTGGGCGGTACTGCTCAATGAAGAACCATTCAAAGACTGGGTGGTGAAGTTCCACGGTATCACGCTCGATCGCGCCGAGACTCTGACCTTCGACTATGAGTTGTTGTCGTCTCCTGACTCGGAGACAGCACCTGATCATGATGTGTTCTTGGCACTCTTGACTGGTATTGTCAACCGCATCATTAGCGAAGCATCTAAAAACAAGACATTGGTGGCACATGATGTATGAGTAATACTAATGAAATGCAGGAAGTGATCCTCAAGAATTTCTTCACGAACGAGACTTTCATGAGGCAGGTTGTACCCTTTATGCAACCAGAGTATTTCGACAACGTCTACAAGCAGTTGTTCATTGAGTTCGCCAAGTATGTCGCTGCCTACAACGGCATACCATCCCTCGCCTCCTTCCGTATCTCCCTCTCTGAGAGCGAGAGCATGACGGAGACGCAATACACGCAGGCACAGGAGTTACTCCCTGCCCTGTTCGAAAGGGATAACGAGACAGAGTTACAGTGGTTGCTCGACAACACTGAGAAGTTCTGCCAAGACAAGGCACTGTTCAATGCGGTCATGGAGTCCATCAGCATCATCGACGGTAAGCACAAGTCTCTGGGCAAGGGTGCACTGCCTGACATATTGTCCAAGGCACTCGGTGTCTCTTTCGACACCAACATCGGTCACTCCTACCTTGACGATGCCGAGTCTCGATATGAGTTCTATCATCAGGTAGAGGAGCGAGTGCCGTTTGACCTCGACTATCTCAACAAGATCACGAAGGGCGGTTTGCCTAACAAGTCTCTGAACATCGTGCTTGCTGGCACTGGTGTGGGTAAGTCGCTGTTCATGTGTCACTGTGCCGCTGGTGCACTCAGCATGAACAAGAACGTGCTCTACATTACCATGGAGATGAGTGAGGAGAGAATCGCCGAACGTATCGACGCCAATCTACTCGACACCTCTCTTGATAAGATCGAGACACTGACCAAGGAGACGTTCGTGAACAAGGTATCGACTGTTGCTGCCAAGACGCAGGGTAAGTTGATTATCAAGGAGTATCCGACTGGTCAGGCACACAGCGGTCACTTCCGTGCGTTGCTCAATGAGTTGAAATTGAAGAAGAAGTTCGTCCCTGAAATCATCTACATCGACTATCTGAACATCTGCTCCTCATCTCGCATCAAGGGTCTCGGCGGTAGCGTGAACACATACTCGTTCATCAAGTCTATTGCTGAGGAGTTGCGTGGTCTGGCAGTCGAGTTTGACGTGCCGATTGTGAGTGCAACACAGACGACTCGATCAGGATTCGCTAACTCTGACCCTGGACTTGAGGATACCTCCGAGTCGTTCGGTCTGCCTGCCACTGCCGACCTCATGCTGGCAATGGTGAGTAACGAGGAGTTGGAGAAACTGGGACAGGTGATGGTCAAGCAGTTGAAGAACCGATACAGCGACCCGAACAACCACAAGCGATTCGTCCTCGGTATCGACCGCTCGAAGATGCGCCTGTTCGACGTGGAGGAGGCAGAGTTGGGACTGATCGACGACGGTCAGGACAATGGTCCTGTATTTGACGCGACTCCCACAGGGAAGAAACTCAACACCGAAGGATTTAATGTCTGATTTCCTCGAGATAGAAGGCAAACCCGCTGTTGCGATCATGCTCAGCGGTGGTGTTGAGTCCACTGCATGCATTCAACATGCCTTGGATGAGGACTATTATCCGATGTGCTTCTTCGTCTCAATGTGGCCAAACACTTATCCGCATATGCCCCACGTCAAGTCGATCTGCTCTTTGTACGGTGTCGACATGTGGGACCTGCGTCTCACGGGGAGGGAGTTTGATCGTGACGCGGAGATATCTCCCTACACGAGTCACTGGTGGGCAGTGTACGGTGCTATGATCGCCGTGGCATACCCCAAACTCAAGAGTGTCTGGGCAGGTGCCAATAGCGGTATCCGTAAACCCAATGATATCAAGGACGACCCAGACCCTGTCGCCCTATATGGCAAGTCTCTCGCCCTCATCGAGTCCGCGAGCACCATGGTAGGCGGGAGTGCACGTGCCTATATGCCTCTCTGGAGACTGACCAAGCGAGAGCAGTGGTATATGATTCCCGAGGATATTCGCCCCCATATCGTCACCTGCGAACACCAGCAGGAGTTCGGTCAGGCACCCTGTGGCAAGTGTAACAAGTGTGTAGAGATACGCTCTATCCACGAAGACGGTGCCTACCAACAGTTCTGCCTCTAAGTTATTGATATCACTCGTCTTTTTAAACATTGTCTTTGTACGCTCCATATAGGATAATAGTCTCATAGTTGAGTGATTGATAAGGAACTTTGATATGAGTATTTTTAACCCTAACAGCACAAACCTTGGCGGTCGTCTGATTAACCAAGAGTGGGATTCAATGCGTCAAGCGAAGCATATGGCGCGTGCCCTTGAAGAGAAGGAAGAGCGTGCCGCTGAACGTGCTGCTCAAGCGAAGATAGACAATGACCCTACGGTCGTTGCTGAGCGCGAGAAGCGACTCGCTGCTGAAGCGGAACTGAAGGCGAAGGAAGCAGAAATTCGTGCTGTAGAAACTGCTCGTAACAAGCAAACATACGTTTCTAATGGCGGTTTCTTTGGTATGATGGGTCGGTTGATTAACTTCCTGCTCATGATTGCCTCTGGTGGTCTGTTGGCGTTCTGCACCATGGGTGTTATCGTTCTCGCCGCTAACGGCGACTTCACCGCTGTGCCTACTGTTCTTGGTGTTGCTGCCTTTGCTGGGGTTTTGCTTGCCCTGACTGTTCGCAAGTTTCGTAAACCCCTGAAGTCATAAAACGTGGCACTGATACTGTTAGCAATCATATTCTCTCTGTTGGTGTGTGGATTCATGGGCACACTCAGACTGATCGGAATGCTCCTCCTCGCTGTCGCCATACTCATTGGTCTGTATGTCGGCGGTTGGTTGTTGTTGATCATACTGTTGTCGCTGATATAAATACAATGACAACAGTTCCCCGAGTAACAGCAATGCTTCAACCATCAGATGTAGAAATACAGATTGAGGTCGCGGTAATGAAAGAAAAGATGGACAACCTCGAAGAATCGATACACGAACTCTCACGGAAGGTGGGAGATCTGGAGACTCGTGTGATCCGCATGGAACGCACGACCTATATGATTCTCGGCGGTCTCATCCTTCTTCAAGCGATGCCAGTCTTACAAGAATTCTTTCGAGTGTAAGCAGGAATCTATACTATGACTCCAACCTTTCTACTTTTATCCGTGCTCGCTTTCTCTGTGCTGACTGCACTGGGTCTCGTTGCACTTGCATTTTTAGGAGATGATTAATGGAAATCGTTAATGTTGAATACATCGGTGAAGACTACAGTCCCGAGCAAGTCACGCTGCCACAGGTAGCATTCAAGTTTCGTGTTCGAGACGACACCATGGAGGGTGACAATCCATACCGATGGGAGGAGTTTACGACCAAGGATCTGTTTGAGGGCAAGAAGTGCATCCTGTTCTCGCTTCCAGGCGCGTTCACTCCCACATGCTCCACGTACCAGTTGCCCAACTTCGAGAAGATGTACAAGGAGTTTCAGGCGAAGGGTATCGATGAGGTCTACTGCTTGTCCGTCAACGATGCGTTTGTAATGAACGCATGGTCGCGCGACCAGCAGTTAAAGAATGTCAAGGTGATTCCGGATGGCAGTGGTCGATTCACCCGCCAGATGGGCATGCTCGTTGACAAGGATAATCTCGGTTTCGGTATGCGCTCATGGCGGTATGCTGCAATCGTGAATGACATGAAGGTGGAGAAGATGTTCGTCGAGGAAGGATTCACAGACAACTGTGAGGACGACCCCTATGATGTATCGTCTCCCGAAAACATTATGGAGCATTTATGAGTCCTACAGAACAGGCAATACTCACCCTTGTTTGCATGCTCGGCGCTTGGGTGTGGGGTATGCGACAAGGAAGAGAGCAAGGATTGATTGAGGGGATCGGAAATACAGTCGACACCCTTCATCAAATGGGTATAATTACCCTTGACGATGAGGAAGAGGTAGAACTCGACCTTGGTGATGACATTAAAGTTAGAATGAAAAAGGATGATGACGAATGAAAATTGGTGATATTGTAACAATGGTAACGCCTGTTGGCGAAGTGATTGGTAAACTCGTGGCAGAGAACGAGGTTGAGTTGACTCTCGAAGATCCCCGACTGTTTGTGCCGAATGAAGGTGGTGCTGGTCTTGCACCTGGAATCTGTATGACTGGTGCTACTGACCCCAAAGAGGCAGTATTCTTCAAGGGTGGTGCCGTTGCTATGGTAGTCACTGCCAACGAGTTGGTAAGTGCTTGGCGCCAGCAGACCAGTGGACTGGTTATACCCTCATGAATGGAAAGGGCGACAGAAGGAGACCACCCACGGTCTCCAATACCCAGTTCGACGAAAACTGGGACAAAGCATTCAGCAATCAGCAGAAAGGAGATATGCTCCGTGAGGTCGCCTATGATGGCATGTGGCAACACTCCTGCACGGTTGATATGTCCGTAGTGTGGATTGGAAAGAACGAGACCTGCGATTACTGCGGTGCTTGGGAAGAGGATGGCAACTAATTTCAAGGGCAGGTATCGTCCTCGCAATCCACAGAAGTATGATGGCAATCTATCTGGTATCATCTATCGTAGTAGTTGGGAACGACTGTTCATGATGTACTGCGACAAGCAACCCAACGTACTGAAGTGGAGCAGTGAGGAACTCTCCATACCCTACGAGTTTGAAGGAAAGAGGCGGTCATACTATCCCGACTTCCTGATTGAGATGGTCGACTCGACTGGCGACATCGTCCGTCGTCTCATTGAGATCAAACCCAAGTACCAGAAAGGTTGGAAGCAGAACAAGGCGAAGTGGTCCAGTGCTCGTGAGTACTGCGATGTCGCGGGACTGGAGTTTCTGGTCCTGACAGAGGATGAGTTGTTTTGAACAAGCGCAAATTATTTCGTAAACTGATCAACCTGTCCGATAGGTTCGACTGCTGGTATCGCGAGACATTCAGCGCGTCGCCGAAAGAGGCAGCACTGGCACTGAGGCAGGAAGCAATGACGATGGGCAAGTTAGACGCCACCATTGGCAAATCAATCAACATCAGAGAGCACAACAAATGAGCACATTCAACGACTTTGGTTTCAGCGATATGTCGAGTGTCAATCTCGATGAGTTGGAAGTCATACAACAGGCGAAGGGCGAAGCAGAAGCGAAGTCAGGCGAGGCAGCAGAACTCCAAGCACGACTCAAGCAGATGTACGAAGCAGTACAACCCCTGCTGAACAACCTGAAGAAGGACGCAGACACCAAGGACTACATCTACTGGTCAGGACGTGGTCCCAAGATCGAATCATTCGAAGCACACCTCGCGAAGATATACTACGGATCATGAATCTCCTTCTGACAGGCACAAGAGGATACCGCAAGGGATTCA